TTGGCGACATTTGGTGCATGGGCGAAGATGGCTATCCAGCGCCATACGATTACGACGAAAACGGCATGAGCCGCGAGTTTGCGGGACTGCGGTATGATCCGACCGAACAGTGCGGCTGGAACGAGGATCTCAACGGTAACTTCGCAAGCGTTGGCGCCAAGGGCAGCCATCCCGTACAAGGCCGATGCTGCGATAGCCCGCGCGCTTTCCGCGAGCGCATGAACATGCCGATGACGGCCTGCTCGTGACCCCGTTGCTCAAAAGCAGGCGGCTTGACACCGCAACGCAAATCACCCCATGAAATTGTCATAGTCACAAATTGCGCGCCCGGAGAGCTTAACCGCTTTTCGAGCACCATAGTTTCTGGCGGCGGCTCTGGTGGGCGACGCAATTTCCTCACCCCCTCTCGGCCCGTGATCGTCCGCGCAACCGTCCGCCAGATCCCCATCAGCGCCAGCAAGGCACGGCTCAGCTTAGTACCTACCGTGCTGCTCCCTCCCGAGCGGCGGGCGCTGACCATTCCCAACCCAGGAGACAGACCATGAGAGACGATCTTGCACGCGAGCGCGCCATTGAGAGCCTGCGCTATGGTGGGCAACAAGGCATTCTCGCTGGTTCTCTCAACCCGGCTGCGAACCTCGCCCGAGCAGCGCGCACGTATGAGCCGACCGAACTGGAGATTGCACAGGCTGAGGAAATCCAGCGGAAACAGATGGTCTATTACGCCCGTCGCGAAGCCCTCAGCCACACGCTGACTCTGGGGCGGCGCTACGATTCCGCCGACGAAGCAATTGGCGACGCAAAGGTCATTGCAGCGTGGTTGGGGCTCGAAATCGAATGAACTACACCCTCACCCAAGCCATAGACCGAGCTAAGGACCTCAGCGGTTTACTCAAGGCGGCGCGCGCCCACGAGGTTGATTGCGCTGCTGACCATTCAGCAAAGCTCCGCATTGCTGAAATCGCCGCTGAGGCTCACGAGAAGGCATCGGCGGCCTGCGTTGAGCTTGAGCAAGAGCGTGAAGCCCTTGCCGACCACATCGCAGCGCTGGTCCGCAAGGTAGGCGATCCGCTGGAGCTGCAACAAGGGGAGTCCGCCCCAGATGAGCGCCGGTACGGCGTGCTTCGGATGCCGAATGGCGAGCACATCAAGGTGTACGATGGCGAGAACGTCACCTACGAACCAAGCTTTGGGGGGCGAACGCTTATTGATGGCGTGATCCGCTTGCCCATGACGGGCTTGTCGGAGGACGAAGAAGTTACGGTCTATGGGGCCTACAACTCGATCTTCACCGAAGGCGCCGACTTCCACTCCCAAGCCCTCCAAAACGGCCTTGACCGCATAGGCGAGGCTTTGGACGCTTCCCGCACATGATGTGGCTCATCGCAGGCTGTGCGCTTGGCGTATTCGCTGCGCTCACCTACCAAGCCTGGAAGAAGGGCCGCTAACATGGGCCACGCTCTAGGCGCTTTCATCGGCCTATTGCTGTTCCTTCTGGCCCTCCAAGCATTCGGGGCGCTGTGATGGGTGAAGTCGCCAAGTTCCGCCTAGCTGACGTTCCCGAAGACCTGAACGACCCCAAGACAGACCGGGGCCGCATCGCTGCTGGGATACGTGAAGGCCGCCGGCGCGAGAAGGAAGCGCAGGCAGTCGCACTGGCCAAGCGCGAAGGCGAAGTGACCGGCCAGATCGACGGCATCAAGCAAGCTCACACAGACGAACTCAATCGCACCGGCAAGATCGTATCCCGAGCCGCACACAGAGACGGCCTACTTCAAGGCATAGTCCTAGGCATGATCGCAGCTATCTGCGTAGGCCTTGCGACTTGGACCGTGCTCCGCGAAGTGGTGATTACAAACGTTAACGTAGCGCGCACGCCCGCTGCTGCTGTCCCAGTGCTTCAATACCAAGAAGCGCCGACAAGCTATCCGCGGGACAATCCGAGAGAGCCGGGCGACGCGCCCCGGCCTTGATCTGAAATCAAGTTAATCAAGTGGCAAACGGACACGGCGGCAAGCGAAAGAACGCGGGAGCCAAGAAGGGCGAACCGAAGAGCAAGGCTACGGCTTTGCTACGCGAAGCGATTGTGATTGCCGCCAGCAGGGCGGGCGAGAAGATCGACGCGGAGACCGAAGACGGGCTCGTGACGTACCTAGAGGATCAGGCCGAGAAGTCGCCCTCAGCGTTCTTGTCGCTGCTGGGGAAGGTTCTGCCGATGCAGATTGCTCCGGGCGATGGGGACGGGTCTGGGCGATTGGTGATTGAGTGGCAGACGGCGAGCGACGGGTAGTAATCCCGTACACGCCGCGCCGGCCGTTTCTAGCGTTTCACAATCGCCAGCAGCGATGGGCCAGCTTGGTAGTGCATCGCCGGGGCGGCAAGACGGTCGCGACGATCAACGACCTACAGAAGCGAGCGCTACAGAATACGCGCTCATGGCCGCCGCCGCGGTACGCATACATCGCGCCGTACTACAACCAGGCTAAGCGGATCGCTTGGAACTACGCCAAGCACTATGCGGACCCTGTTCCGGGGCGGGACTTCAACGAGAGCGACTTAAAGCTCACGTATCCCAACGGGGCCGAGATCAGGCTCTTCGGGGCAGACAACCCGGACAGCTTGCGGGGTGATTACCTCGACGGCGGTGTGGGTGATGAGTTTGGCGACTGGGGGCCAAGCGTCTTCCCGTTGGTCATTCGCCCGATGCTGGCGGACTACCAGGGCTGGTTCACGTTCATTGGGACGCCGAAGGGCAAGAACGCCTTTTACGACCAGCACAAGTTGGCCGAGGCCAACCCGGAGGACTGGTATACGCTGACCCTCAGGGCCAGCGAAAGCGGGCTGATAGCCCCGAAGGAGCTTGCCGACATGCGTGTCGGCATGAGCCGCAATCAGTACGAGCAGGAAATGGAATGCTCGTTCGATGCGGCGATCAAAGGCGCGTACTTCGCTGATCTGCTGACGGATGCAGAGCGCGAGGGGCGCGTAGGGAACGTCAGCGTTGATCCGGTGATACGGAAGCGGGCGTTCTTCGACATCGGCCGGCGGGACGCGACTGCGATCTGGATTGTGCAGTTTGTCGATCGCGAGATCCGCGTGCTCGACTACATCGAGGCGAGCGGGCAGACGGTTGGCTACTACTGCGACGTGCTCCAGCAGCGCGGGCATGGCCGGGCGTTGTTGGTCTTCCCGCATGACGGGGTGAACACGAGCGCAGATAACCCGACGCACCTTAGGTACGTGGATCACTACCGGGCCGCAGGCTTTGAGTGTGATGAGCCGTACCGCGGCAAGGGCAGCGGGCGGCAGGGGGCGGACATGCAGCGCGTCGAAGCGGTGCGGCGACTGCTTCCTCGCATGTGGTTTAACAAGGCGACGACTGAATCCGGGCGCAATGCGCTCGCGGCCTATCACGAGACCTGGGACGACGACCGCAACATCGGCAAGGGACCAGAGCACGACTGGGCCTCGCACGGCGCGGACGCGTTCGGGCTCATGGCCGTTTGTTACGAAGAACCACGCAAGCACGCAGAGACACTGGTGATGCCGCAGCTCGGCATCGTTTGAGGGGCCATGAAACCCCGTATGGAGTAGAAAATGGCCAATCAAATAATCCCCGCGCAGTACGCGGGGGCGAGTTGCCTGCTGTTTAAGCTGATCGGCGCGAACATGAACGTGACGACCGATCAAGCGTTCCTGAAGAATGGCGATTTTGGCGAGTACTTCATCGATGAGATTCGGTGCGAGAACGCATCAACCGATCTGACAGCGGCCGATGGCGGCATCTACGACGCGGCGTCCAAGGGCGGCAATGCTGTGGTTGCGGCGACGCAGGTTTACACGACCCTGACGACAGCAGCGCTTGGCTTGAGCTTGACGCTTGCGGCGGCCGGCAAACAACTCTTGTCGGCCAAAGACCTTTATTTGTCCCTGACAGGCACGCAGGGCGGCGCTGCGACGGCTGACTTCTACGTCTTTGGCCGTGTGATGAGCTAAGGCCATGAGCTTTAACAATAGCGGCATCGTGAACAACTGGTCGGCTGTAACGACCAGTGACACGGCGCAGAACAACTTCGTGGGGCTATACGTTGGCGTAGGTGGCGACGTTGCCATCAAGGGCGCAGACGGCGGCGCGGCGATCACGTTTAAGAACGTGCCGACCGGGGCGCTGTTACCTGTGTCTACCAGCTTCGTGATGGCGACGAACACGACAGCGACGAACATCCTCGGGGCCAGACCCTGAGGTTTGCTCTCGCGCTGGCGATGGAGTCAGCGTTCATACTGGGCGGGTCGGCGGGTGCATCAAGTGCTGACGGTTTAGACTGGGCGAACCTGTCAGCGGGCAACGCGCTCGATGCTTGGGACTTCCTGACCGACCAAGCGCGCTTCAATAGCGTTGCTGTCGGCCCGCTCGCTAACACCCCCGGCTGGTCATTCACTCGCGCTTCTACTGGCTACGCTCAGACGTCTGTTGGTGCTCTGACTGCCTTTGCTTCAGGCGAACTCCGCAGAACAGATAAGGGCGTCCTTATAGAAGGGGCTAGGACTAATCTGTGCTTGCAGAGCCAGACGTTTGGTAATGCGAGTTGGACGAAGGTGCGGTCCAGCGTTTCAGCCGATACCGTTGCGGCACCAGACGGAACGCTAACGGCAGATACACTTGTAGAAGACACCACGGTCACCGCATCGCATGAGTTGCGTCAAAATATTGGCAAAGCCGCTTCAAGCATCACGTATACAGCGTCACTTTATGTGAAGGCGGCAACGCGCTCTTGGATCAGGTTGATAATTGCAGATAGCTCCGGGTCAAATAATAGCGGCTACTGTTATTTCAATGTCGGCGCTGGATCGGTTGGTGGGAGTGGGGTTCTCGGCACGGGGTGGACGTTCGTTTCGTCG